AAGGTAGCAGCGCAGGAGGCAGGACACAGCATCATGCCGATTGCCCAAGGACCGGAGAACTGAGGATCGTGGGGGAGCACCAGACTTCGCGCTGAGCGGTTGCGGCGGAGCGACCGCGCTCGTAGGCTGGACGGGTGGAACTGTTCTCCGTCCAGCTCATCATGGGTACCCCTCCGTCCACCGCGACGGATGGGCCTGTAGCCAAGGCGGCCATCCTCGACCCGTTCAGTCCGGTCTATGACGCTGAGGCTTCGCTCTACATTACGAGCAGCACCTACGTTGAGATCATCGAGAACGGCTCCTTCACCCAGCCGGCCTAACCGATGCTCTCTGCCCTCAACTGGAAGCGCCTGCCAACCACGTCGCCCTCGTCCGGGGCGATCAACGCGGTTCTGGATGCCATCTTCACGGCGCTCTCGTCTGCGACCTACTACAACGGGGACGCACGCACTGTGGGGGCTGGATCGGCATGGACCGTCAGTCGCTTTCAAGCGGCTGGCACGACGGAGGCGGTCTACGCAACCCCGCCCAGCGCATCTATCGCGGGATGCCGGGCGATCTTCGCTGGCGCTGCCGGAGCGAAGACCCCGACGATGGCGAGCCCCGACACCTACATCGCCTCCTGCGTGCTGGCGGCGGTCCAGAAGGGAGCAGGCGCTTTCACGACGTGGGATGGCGCTACCCCCTTCACGAACTCGGGCTTCTTCGGCTACTGGCGTGGCTTCCACGCGGCGGGCTCGACCGCAGGCAACATCGTCATCTACGAGAGCCAAGAGGCCCTCGCCGTGTTCATCGAGAACACGCTCGGCGCGGTCACTGGCGTGTTCGTCGGCTGCTTCGTCGATCCTGGCACGACCCTCCTGTCCGACGCCGAGACGGATGGGCGCCTCTACGGCGTCCTCACGTCGGGCAGCACTTCTGGAATCCCTTCTGCGTTCTGGACCTCGACGACTAGTTGGCTCAGCCACAGCGCCTCGAACGGAGCCGTCCACGCCGGGTGCTTCAACCCGGGATTGACTACGACCAGCAACGTGGACGTGTTTACACTCGGCACGGCCCCCACGGCTACCAACCTGGTCACGCGATCTGGGGCACCCGCTCTTCTCCCCTTCGTCTGGGTGGAGGAGGGTGGAGCAGGACGGACGATCGGACGGGCTCGGGAGATGTATATCATCCGTGACGGCCTCCTGCGTGAGGTCCTCGCGCAGTCTGGCACTACCATCGCGTACGTGGCCAGTGGGTCCTCCGGTGCCGCGCAAGACGCGATTGCCTTCGGAGCCTGATCACAATGGCCTCGTCCGACTCTCCCATCCTCATCACCTCCGCGACCGTAGCTGTTTCCACCACGGCAGTCGCGCCGGGCATGGCCATCCCCGACAACTGCCGCAGCATCCTGATCTTCTCGACCTCGGCGTTGATCTGGGGCATCGCTACGGCAGGTGCCGGCGCGCTAACGCTCGGGACCAACGCCTTCCTCCTGCCCGCCAACACGCCCCTCACGCTCGGCATCGGTACGATCCAGGAGCGAGGAGACATGGCGACGGCAGGAAAGGGCATCGTTTACGCTGGTTCGGCAGGTTCCACGCCGACAGTCTACATCGCCTACAACTGCGTGTTCGGCTAATCAGCTCGACGCTTGACAAACCGACCCCTACAAGGTTACGGGGGGCGGATGAAGGCGAAACTCACCGACGACCCGCATCATGCCACGCTGGGCGTCGCAGGAGAGGCCCTGCACCAGCTCTACGGGCGCCACAACGTGGCCTGCTCGTTCGACCTCTGGAACGCCGTGGCAGCGCACATCCCGGCAGTCGCCGCCGTGCGGTAGCAACGAAATCTTCTCGGCACGTTTGACAACTGACACCCCCCAAGATAGAGAGGAAGCATGTCCAGCCCCGAACCCGTCTACACCATCCAAGTTGGAACCGGCGACCTCGCCGCGGCCCTCGTCCAGCGCGAGATCGGCCGCATCGAGGCGGAGATCGAGACGCACAAGCTGCGCTCAGCCTCGGCTGAGAACCTCATCGAGACCCTCATCCTCCAGCCCCTGGGGGAACGCATCCTCGCCCGCTACGAAGGCCAGCTTGTCGCCATGCGCACCCTGTGCAACGGCTTCGAGATGCTGATGAAGCGGCCTTGTACGATGGTAGCGCCCGCGCCTTTCTCCACCTCGACCTCACGCTTCAGCCAGTACATCTACGCGGCGAAGAACTCCCGCTCCGCGCTTCATGGCGCGCGGGTACAGAAGGGAGATGTGCTCCGGGCCCGCTGGAGCATTACCTGCGAGATGAACGGGAAGGATGTCGACCTCTACTCCGCGGAGCTGTGTGAGTCCATCTCGGGGAGTGAGATCGAGGACACGAACCGGTGGCTTGAGGACATCGAGCAAGCCTACTACGCCATCCACAGCCTCTCGGACAAGCTCGCCGACCTTCCCCGCATCGAGCGAGAAGCACGGGCACGGCTCACCGAGACCTTCCTGTCGAAGCAGCCGGAGCTGCTGGCCCAGCTCGACGCGGTCTTCCCTCGGATGCTCGCGAAGGATGAGGCTGGGTAGCCATGCCGAAGATCCAGCTCCTCTCCGACATCCACACCGAGCACGACCGGGACTGGGGCGATGCGTTCATCGAGTCGCTCGACCCCAGCGTCTGCGACGTCCTCGTTCTCGCCGGAGACATCGGCTCCTCCAACACCTACTACCGAGCGCTCGTGAAGATCGCTCAGAAGTACGCGCCGAAGCCCGTCGTCTACGTCCACGGGAACCACGAGTTCTACGGCTCGGAGCGGCTCGCTGTGCGAGCCCAGATGGCCGTCCTACCCCCCAACGTCTACTGGCTCGACCACACCTCCGTCGTGCTTGGGGGGATCGAGTTCTTGGGCGGGACCGGGTGGTTCGACCAGCGGGCGGTCAATCCTGCGCTCTGCCCCGGCTTCTCCGACTTCCATTGGATCAGAGGGCTCAATACGTGGGTGTGGACCGAGCACGCGGCCTTCCGCAAGTTCCTCTCCAGCCGGCCTCCGTCGAGCCAGAAGCGCATCTTGGTGATGCACCACGCGCCCAGCTACAAGGCAGTCCTCCCCCGCTGGCAGCGATCGAACAGCAACGACTTCTTCTTCGTAGACGTCGAGAAGGAAGTCACAGCGCTCGCGCCGGCCGCGGTCCTTCATGGCCACATGCACTCGGGGCTCCAGTACCAGATCGGCGACATCCCGGTCTACGCCAACCCGCGAGGGTACCCGAAGGAGATGCAAGAGCTGCCGTTCAACCCAAACTTCGTCATCGAGGTCAACCCGTGAAAGAGAAGCACTACACGCTTCGCATGCTGCCGGAGGACGTGGTCGTCTCGAAGCACGCCTCTGAGGTTGCGGCCCAGCGCGCTGGCCGCCTCTACTGCCACACGGACCTGTTCTCGGGAGCAGTGAAGCGGACGGTGGCTATTGATGGGCCGGAAGGGACGCAGCACTGGAAGCTCGTCCCGCAGAGCACCCACGATGGGTACGGCGCGCGCCTGCGCTACGTCCGGTTCACGCCATGACGCCCCCTCTGGAAGCGTGGCGGCAGGACTGGTGGGAAGAGGTCGAGCCCGGCAACGGGATCAAGCTCTGGCGCAAGGACGGACTCGTCCTTGGGGTGTCGGCGCCGGCCTCCTTCGATCCGCAGGCCGGAAGCGCCGTCGTGGCGAACTTCTCCGCTCGCCGCCCCTGTACGGCTCCGACCGGTTCCCCTCTGGACGTACACGGAGACTCGCCAGAGGCGCTGGTAGCGGCCGTAGACGCGGCGTGGGGGGCACGGCAGGAAGTGTTCCCGGCGCGCCCCGGCATGGTCGTCTTCCACGACCGTGCGGTGTGGACGATCGTACAGGCCGAGGAGAGCAGCTTCACCATCCTCCCCCGACACCGCGGCCAGCGAGTCCTGCGGTACGCACTCGTCCCCTACGCTGAGCAGAACGGCCGGCGTCACGTTGAGCCCTTCTCGGCAGAAATGCCGGTCAAACTTTGGCCTTACCGATTTCTCATTCTGGCCCCTTGACGACTGACAGACCCCGAGGTACAAGTAAGCCATGACGACCGACACCGACATCACCCTTCTCGCCCCCAATCAAGCGCTGGCCAACATCTCCCGTGATGAGCTGGTGAACCTGATCGTAGACGACTTCATGGAGCGGTCTGCCGCAGCCGCGAAGGAAGCCAACAAGCGTGCCAACGCGCTGGATACCGAAGCAGCCCATCTCCTTCGCGACATCTACCGCAGCGCTCGCGAGAACCTCCTGGCCGCTGCCACGCGACACAGCGACGCGCTGGTACAGGTCCTCGAAACGATGGGGTACAAGCGCGTGAACGTCACGTACGAGCCGCTCCCTTTGCCGGAGCAGGTCTTCGCGGTCAACGGCCTGTTCGATCCCAACGGCCACCGTAGTGGACGCTCTGCCGAGCGGGCAGAGATGACCCTCGTCGAAGCCATCAACACCATGACGCTGGGCGTCCGCCTCGACAAGCCCATCTACGTGGACATCGAACTCCGCGCGATGGAGGTGGGGAGCTACCTGGATACGAGCATCCGGTTTCGGGCGCCAGCGCCCGAGGTGGACCTGACGCTCTACAACGCCAAGAAGGCTGAGGCCGCCAAGCACCAGCGGTACTTCTCGGAGATCACGGAAGCCCAGAACCCCGAGAAGCTGCGCCGCAAGGCCCTCGCTACCCTCACCCGCGAAGCCCTTTCGCAGGGCGGCGTGACGCTCCAAGGGGGCCTCCCCACCATGCCCCTCGCTCTTCCCCTCGCCCCCTGACCCCCAACCGACCGAGAACATCATGTCCCAGAAGCTCCACCAAGTCATCGCCTCCTCCAAGGACATCAAGGCCCGTACCGAGAAGGACTGGACCGAGATCTACCAGGGCTTCAAGAAGCCCGACCTGTACGCCGGGCACACCCGCACCTACTCCCCCCTCAACGATGGCGGCGAGACGCTCCAGCCCGAGACCAAGCCGGTCCTGCGCAACGCCTCGGAGCAGCTCGAAGTGGTCCGCAACATCCTCTCGGAGCAGGTCAACCTCCAGGCTGGCATCGACGTCGCCAACCAGCAGGCGGCGGCGGACGTGGTGGTCGGCGGGCAGATCCTGCTCACGAAGGTGCCCGTGAACACGCTCCTGTACCTGGAGCACCGCCTCAAGGGCGTCATCGAGACCCTCACCGATGCCCCGGTCCTCGCGGACGGGTTGGAGTGGGTGCCGGACAGCTCGCCGGGCCGGTTCCGCGTGGCGACCCCCGAGATCACCAACCGAACGACCAAGACGCCGGAGCGCTTCGTGAAGGCCGAGGCGACCGACAAGCACCCCGCGCAGGTGGACATCATCCACATCGACCGCACCGTGGGAACCTGGACGAAGGTGGCGCAGTCCGGGGCGCTCCTCCCGGCTCGCCGCCGGACCCTGCTCCGACGCGCGAACAGCCTGCTCGACGCCGTGAAGTCCGCCCGTGAGGAAGCCAACACGGTCAAGGTCACCGAGTCGACCGTGGGCTCCACGCTGTCCGACTACCTCTTCGGGGACTGATCCCCCGCAACCTTCCACCCCTGCCCGGCCGAAAGGACCGGGCTCCACCGAGGCATAGCTCACTGTCACGATCAGACTGATTCTCACCCAACTCTCTTGCTGGTTCAAGCCCAGCCCCCGGCACCAACCAACTGAGCCGGGGTGGCGGAATGGTAGACGCACCCACTATAATGGGCGAGAGAAGTGATAAGTTCCTCGTATAGTTTGCCTCAGTCGAGTGCCCACAAATCTCAGTCGCCACGCCACCCAATCCGAGATGCTGGTTCAAGTCCGGCTCGGGCCGCCACCTACGCAGGAAGCCCCTCTCTTCCTGCACAATGGCCCGATAGAGTAATCGTTATCTCGCGGATTCTAAGTTCAGAGCGTGGACGAAAGCTGTTGAGGGGAGAACACGACACTCGACAACTGGCCTATCAAGCCGGATAACCCAGGGGCGGCCGCCGGCTATGCGGCCGCTCCACCACTTCTACCTCCTTCCGGAATAGACCAATGCCGGTCAACTTCAAGGACGTGTTCGCACGGACGACCTACCCTTCGGGGGAAACCCACCTGAAGAAGATCGTGCTGGGAGACGGCCTCGGGACGATCCGAGCGGATGTCCGCAACTTCAACGACCTCTGCGATGTAGTCGTAGCCAATCGGCTGATGAAGCGGATCTACAACGACGTCGAGATCGAGTGGTACATCCCCTACTTCCCGTTCGCCCGCGACGACCGGCGCAGCACACCCAACGATGGGTTCGAGCTGGAGCTGGCGCTCGACCTCGTGCGTCGGGAGAACCTCAACGTGGTCATCCTCGACCCCCATTCCGATGTGGCGGGGCAGCTTCCCCACATCACCCAAGCAAGCGTTGTGGCTCGATTCCGCAGCGTAGGCTTCATCCTTCCCACCGACCTGTTCGTCATCCCCGACGCAGGCGCGACCAAGAAGGCGTACACCTGGCTCGGCCGGAACGACTACGTGCAGGGCCTCAAGCAACGAGACACGGCGACCGGCAAGCTCTCCAACTTCCAGTTGCTCGACGCGGACAAGGTGAAGGGCCGAGACTGTGTGATCGTGGACGACATCTGCGATGCCGGCGGCACGTTCCTCGGGCTGGCCAAGCTCCTGCGAGAGAACGGCGCCGCGAAGTTGACTCTGGTCGTCTCGCACGGCCTCTTCACCAAGGGCCGCGAAGTGCTCTCTCCTGCGTTCGACCACGTCTACGCCGCCAGCGACAACTACGATTTCTTCCCCCACTACCCCCGCTACTGAGTCTCCCATGCGCATCCCCACCCAGCACATCATCGACAGCTACAAGGCTGACCACCGCCGCCAGTACCCGCCGGGTACCGATCTGGTCTTCTCCAACTGGACTGGACGCAAGAGCCGCATCCCGGGGATCGAGGAGACCATCCACTTCGGCCTCTCCTACTACATCCAGGAGCTTCTGGAGCGTGGCTGGACCGAGCACTTCTTCTCGCAGCCCAAGGAGAAGGTCATCAAGAAGTACATCCGCCGGCTGGCGGCGTTCGGCGTGACCGCCCACCCAGACCACATGGAAGCCCTGCACGACCTCGGCTACCTCCCCATCGAGATCTGGAGCCTCCCGGAAGGGACGCGCGTTCCCATCGGAGTGCCGAGCTTCGTGATCTGGAACACGCACTGCGACTTCTCGTGGCTCACCAACTACTTGGAGACGAGTCTCTCGAACACGATCTGGCAGGCGACCACCTCGGCGACCCTCGCGGCCGAGTACCGCCGCATCCTCGACCACGTCGCCAAGACCACTGGCGGCGCTCCCGAGTTCGTGAGCTGGCAGGCTCACGACTTCTCGGCCCGCGGGATGGCCGGGGTCGAATCCGCGGCTCTGTCGGGCGCGGGTCACCTCACCTCATTCACGGGCTCCGACACGGTCTTCGCCGTAGACTTCGTGGAGGAATACTACGGGGCCGACGTCGACACGGAGCTGGTTGCCGGGTCGGTCCCCGCGACCGAGCACTCGGTGATGTGCGCCGGGTCGAAGGAAGGCGAGGTGGAAACCTACCGGCGCCTGCTCACTGAGGTCTACCCGACGGGGATTGCGTCCATCGTCTCGGACACCTGGGACTACTGGGGCGTCTGGACGAACATCCTTCCTCAGCTCCGCGACGTGATCCTCCAGCGAGATGGCAAGCTGGTCATCCGTCCCGACAGTGGAGACCCGGTGAAGGTCATCTGTGGCGACATCGACGCCCCCGAAGGCTCCCCCGCGTTCAAGGGCTCCTTCGAGCTGGCCTGGGAGCTGTTCGGAGGGACCGTCACCGACAAGGGCTACAAGGTGCTCGACCCCCACATCGGGCTCATCTACGGGGACTCCATCACCCTCGACCGAGCCGCACAGATCTGTGCGGGGCTCATGGCGAAGGGCTTCGTGCCGGGCATGGTCCTCGGCATCGGATCGTACACCTACCAGTACAACACGCGAGATACCTTCGGCTTCGCGATGAAGGCGACCGCCTGTTCCGTCGAAGGAGAGCTGCGGGAGATCTTCAAGGACCCGAAGACCGACGACGGCACCAAGAAGTCCGCGCGGGGGCTGCTTGCGGTGTTCCGTGACGCCGAGGACAAGCTCTTCCTCAAGCAGCAGGCTTCGTGGCATGACGTGACGCACTGCGAGTTCCGAAAGGTCTTCAGCAACGGCTACTCGATGAACCTGCCTACCCTCGCTGAGATCCGCGACCGCGTCGCAGCAGGCCGCCTGTGAACGCCTTCATGGCCTTCTTTGTTGGGTTCGTCGTGAGCATCATGTTCCTCGCCGTCCTGTTGCCTGAGCCCGCCGCCACTCGTCGAGCCGCACTCTGCGAAGAAGCCTGCGACCCCGCCACAGCCCAAGTCCGAGAGGGCGACTGCTGGTGTACGCAGGGCGACGTCTCCACCCGAATCACCCCCAAAGCATGGACGACCCCGTGACCACTCTGCCTCCGCCCGCTACGATGTCCCCCGACGACTTCGCCTTCTACTCCAAGCAGCTCTACGAGATCGCCCTCACGCTCGGATGCCCCCCATCGGAGTGCCAGCCCGGCATGGTGCTCTTCCAGCGCGCCGGCAACGGCTGGATCCTCTACGCCGGAATCTGGGCTTCGGACGTGGTGGCGCCGGGGGCTGGCGACCGCCTCTCGGCGATCTCGGCCCTCTCGCTCCTCTCCGCAGTCTAACCCCAGTACCTCCGACCCATTCGAGTGGGCCTGCCCTTGACAGGTGACATACCGGCAGATACAAGGAGCAGCCATGGCACCTTCCTCCCCCCAAGCCCGCGCTATCGCGCTCCTCGAATCGGTGGACTCCTCCTCGGAGAAGCACGACACCTACATGGTCGTCTCCCGCGTTCTCGGGCTGCTGCGGGGGTACGCCCTCCCTGAAGAAGTCCTCCAGACGTACTCCTGCAAGACGTGCGACGCCGAAGGGATCAAGCTCTGGCGAGGCATCCATTCGAGCTGTGAGGGCTGGTGCGCGAAGTGTGCCTGTGCGCAGGCAGGTCTTCCCGACGACATCGACGAGGAAGGCCGGCGCATGGGAACGTATGGAACCTCCGACCAGATCTACTCGCCCCTGAAGGGTCTGAGCCTCCTCCCCTGGGTCCCCGCGCCAGACGGGGGGACGTGGGGCTACACCTCGGTTCCGCCCGAGGGCGTCGAGTGGTGGCGTGCGCTGCCGACGAGGCTCGCATGAACCTCCCCGCCTGCTGTGTGCGGTGCCTTCGGTACCAGCCGGGCCAGCCTCTCCCCTGTGATGCCGACCGGCCGACGCTGGAGTGGCTCCGTGACGTCCTGCTGGGCGGCAGGACGGACTGCGGCCTCTGCCCCAGCTACACGCTCGCCCTGTCCACCGACCAGACGGCAGCGCTCGAACAGGTGAAGAGCCGCATCGAGGCGCACTGGGCGGCGCACAAGGCACACCAGAACGGCACCCGGGAAGAGGCGCCGGTGCGACCCAATCTCGTGCTGGCGGGTGCCGCCGGCACGGGCAAGACGACCATCCTGCTCGAACTGATCCGCACCTTCGTGGGCAAGGTCATCTTGCTGGCGGCGCCGACCGGAAAGGCTGCGGCGCGGCTCCGAGAGATCACAGGAGAGCAGACTCGGACCATGCACGGTCTGATCTACCTCGCGCCGGAGGACCAAGGGAAGTGTCCAGCCTGCGAGGTCTGGTCGAAGGAACTGGCGATATCCAAGCTCGACATGCGGAAGAAGGGCCTCACGGACCGATCCTGCCCGACCTGCAACGCGACCTTCCCGCTCGACCAAGAGATCGAAGCCAAGCTCGTCTTCAAGGATTCCAAGGCAATCGGAGAGATGGCGCCTCCGGACTTGGTCATCGTGGACGAAGCCTCAATGGTCAACACGCAGCTCCACGCGGACTTCTTTCGAGCGCTCCACACCCGGTGCGCCGTCCTCTACGTTGGAGATCGCGAGCAGCTCCCGCCGGTCGATGGGCAGTGGGGCCCCGACTTCGCCAACCCCGCGGGCCTGCTCGACCAAGTCCACCGGCAGGCGCTCAACAGCCCCATCATCCTCGCCGCGACTCAGCTCCGCAAGGGGCAGTGGTCGCGGCCGTTCCCGGCGCCGACGACCGAGCTGCTCAAGGTGTTCCGCAACGCCACTCCGACCATGGCGGCGGAGTGGCTGGTAGCCCACCGGGAGCAGAACATCGACGCGACCTTGCTCACCTACACCAACGCGACTCGGCAGAGTCTCAATGTGATCGTTCGCAAGATGCGCGGACTGACGGAAGCTCCGACGCCGCTGGCGCAGGGAGATCGGATGGTCTCCCTCTGCAACAACGACTCGCTGGGCTGCATGAACGGCGAAGTGTTCGTCGTGGAAGACGCCTTCTACGTGATGGAGGGCGTGCTCAAGGTCACCCTCCGCGAGCGCCCGACGGCTGAGGTCTACGTCCCATCCGAGATCATGGGACAGCCTCGGATCGAATACACCTCGTTCATGCGTTCCGTGCGAGGCAAGTGGGACCGAGCCATCGAGCGATGGCAGAAGCAGATCGACGCCCACACGCGAAAGTACCCGGACGGCGAGAGCTACGCTCGCCAGTTCCTCCGCCTCCTTCCTCCAGATGCCTTCCTGCACGCGGACTACGGGGAGTGCCTCACCACGCACAAGAGCCAAGGATCGGAATGGCCCGCAGTCGGTCTGGTTTGGGACCGAGCTTGCTGGGGGATGTGGAAGAACGCACCGGAGGACGCCCGTCGCTGGGCCTACACGGCGCTGACTCGGGCGCGTGAGTCCTTCGCTGTCTTCTTCCTCTGACCGAGATAATCAGCCGAACTGAAATATCTGCATGGACTGGATTGACAAGCCAGCCCACCGAGATAAGAGAAGAGGACCAAGATGAACCCCCCCACCCTGCCAGTCCTGCCAGCCACCCTGTCGAACCTACAAGGTGCTCGTCTCGGGTCGATCGTGCAGATCATGCTTGGCACTGCGTCGTATGCCTACAAGAAGGTCTCGGAGAATGAGCCTGCATGGCGGCTCATCATGCGTGCTGGTGGTCTCGCTTCCAGCCGTCAGCTCTCTGACGAACCTACCGCCTTGTTCCATCAGACGCAGGTCGCCGTGCCAGAGGGGAAGGACGCTGCGGTGTACCGCTCCTTGCCTCCGGGATCTGTGGTCTGGATGCGATCTACGTTGGCTGGAGAATGGACTCGGCACGCGCGGGAAGAAACCAGCACCCTCACTTCGGGGGACATCATCGTCACTGAACTGGGGCCTGCTGTCCCTGCAACTCCTCCGGAGCCTTCCATGACCATCTCGCTCTACGACATCCAGCAGGCCGCTGTCGGCTCGACGCTCCAGACGAGCGTAGTAGGTACGCTCTTTGGCAAGACGGGCCTCAACCAGTGGAACTCCGTGAGCGGCAAGCCCACGAACTACTCCGACGCGCAGATCTCCTCGTGGTGTCGCTCGACCTCTGTCTTGCGTGCTCCCTCAGATCGGACTTCCGAACTACTGGGCGCTCTCGCAGGCGCCGCCGCCCCATCTTCAACCAGCAAGGACAACAACATGGCCAACCGCCCCGCCGACTTCTCCGCCTCCGCTTCCGAAACCCTCGACATGCTCAAGGAGGCGACCGCCACGGGCATCAAGGCCGGGCTCGCGTCCGAGCTGGCCGACCGCCTCGTCGAGACCATCGAGAGCAAGTTCGGCAGCGCGCCGATGTACCCGGCGCTGCTCAAGACCCCTCTCGGCCGCCGCGGCCTCTCCTACGGTGCCCCGGTGCTCCTCTACTTCCTCGCCGCCACGTTCCCGGAGCGCATCCCGGTGAACGCCGACGGGGTCAAGGCCGCCGCCCGCTACGCGGTCATCGGCCACTCGGTCAAGCTCATCGCGCCGCTCTTCGCCCTGCTCACCCCGCTCTGGGAAGAGCTGGCGAACTTCGCCAAGTCCGAACTGCGCGAAGTCAAGTAGCGCTCCCCGCCGACCCTGCCCGCTGACCCCTGCCGCCCAACCAGCAGCAGGGGTTCGGGCACTCGTGCGCCCTGATCCCACAACCTGCCATCCTGCACCCGGAGCACCCCCATGAAGTTCGCCCTCCGAAACTACGCTGGTCAGATCAAGAAGTTCTTCATCGCCGAGGAGCGGACGCTCCCTCCGGTTTCGCTCTCCGCGGAGGTCGGGCACCACATCCTCGTGGTCGACCGCTCCGGCTCCATGTACTACTCGATGACCGAGCTTCGCTCGATGGTCGAGAAGGTGCTGACCATCGAGGAGTTCGCCAACGCCGGCCAGCTCGTCAGCCTGTTGTCCTACTCCTCGCAGGGCGACCTCACGGTCCACTTCGAGCGGACGCCCGTGCAGGATGTCCTCGCTCCAGGCTCCCACCACGTCGAGTCGATCCGCCAGCTCCGCGCCACCGCGTTCACCTGCGTCTCGCAGGCTCTGGAGTACGCCTCCAAGCTCGTCCGCCCTACCGAGACGACCGGCGTCAGCGTCCACACCGACGGCTATTTCAACGACCGTTCCCCGACGCTGGAGCAGCGCGCCATCGACCGTTGGATCGAACAGATGCGCCCGGCCAAGAACGTGTTCGTGAACACCATCGCCTATGGCGGCTGGTGTGACTACGTTCTGCTCGATCGAATGGCCAACGCGCTCTCCGGCAAGATGGTCCGAGCTTCGACTGCCAAGGACGTCTACCAAGCGCTCCACGACACGTCCAAGCTGCTCGCCGGCCGCACCGTGCCTTCGGTCACGTTGGACTCCGACGGCTCGTGGCAGGTCGCCTACGCCCCGAAGGCGCGCAAGGTCAACGGGACCGCGCAGGACATCACGCTCCGCGGCCTGAGCCCCGACGAGACGCCGCGGGTCTGGCGCTTCCGGCAGGTAACGGAAGCGGCCTACCGCAAGTCGCAGGAAGTCGAGAACGGCGACCTCACGCCCATCTACGCCTTCGCCCGTACCTCGCTGGCCGCCGGCCGCCTCAACGACGCGAAGTACGCCTTCGTCACGACCCGCGACGCCCGGCTCGGGCAGTTCGCCAAGGCCATCACGCCGGAGCAGCTCGCGGACTTCGCTGAGGCCCTCGACGGGGCGCTCTACGGTCGTCCTGGTGTCTACACCGCGGAGGGCACCGGCTACGGGCTGTCGGGAGGGAAGTGTTCGATCCCGCAGCTCTGCGACATCCTCCTCCACCACCGGAACTCGTGGTCTCTCGACCTCCCCACCTTCCTCGCGGGCTACCAGAAGCGCGGGCTGAAGCGTCTTCAGGGGAGCTGGGTGACCGACCCGGAGACGAACGAGACCACCTTCGTCCCCGCGTCATACAATCTGGTGAGCACGGAGGACCAGACCTGCCTCTCGGTCTCGGCGTTCGAGTTCAACAACTCCACGGCTACGATCAACATGCTCGTGACGCAGAAGGCGAACCTGACCGACGCCAAGACGGGCAAGGTCATCCCGATGGTGGGAGGACAGAAGCTCGATCTGCGCCAGCACAACTTCTACACCCTCGTCGGAGACGGTACGGTCAACGCCAAGGTGCTCCCGATCTTCGTGGCGACCCAGAGCCTCTGGCGATCGCTCGTCTCCCTCGGTGTGGCGGAAGACAACGGCTTCCGACCCGGCCAGCCCCACGTCATCGACCTGACCGAGCTTCCGGTCCTCGACTACGCCAGCGACCTAGCTCCGCCCATGGACGTGTTCAGCCAGCTCGCCGGCTGCAAGATCCTGCTGAGCCTCATCAACGCCGCTCTTCCGGCCGGCGGCGAGGCCGCTCTCGACCTGACGGACGAGCAGAAGGCCGATCTGTCGGCGCACGACCTCACGGCCAAGCTCAACTTCTCGCCGCCGACGACGACGCCCTACACCGATCTGGCCGTTGCCGTGGCGACGGGGTTGGTAGACCTCCGGACGAGCTACAAGGTCGAGTTCCTCGGGACGGACATCGCGGGGCTCGGAGACCTGTACTCGGCCAACGCGGCGGTGCAGCGATACCTGACGGCCAAGAAGGACGACAAGGAGCTGGAGAAGTTCACGGTCGCTGATGCGCTCGCGGATGGCGTCTCGATCTCGCTGACGCCGCCGAAGAAGCTCAACTCGGTGGATGCCTTCACCCTCCCGTACATCTGTGACTTCTTCCGCGTCGGGTACAACAAGGAGCACTTCATGACCATCACGGCGCTGCTCAAGGAGACCGGCTACTCGGGCAAGTGGCTCGCGGACTACCTGCCGGAGAAGCTCGTCGAGATCAAGAAGTACGTCGAGGAGTACCAGGAGGGCCTCTACAGCAGTCAGGTCCGGCCCGCTGCGTTCTACATCGGTTCCACCGGCATGCTCCCCGACACCTGGGGCGAGGTGCCGGCGCTCGATGCTGACAGCCTCAAGGCGCGCATCCCGACGCTCGGCCTGACCAAGAAGCAGAAGGAGAACGGCACCTTCTTCGTCCTCGACAAGATCGAGGGACAGACGCTGATGGTCCTTGGCGTCTACGCGGAGAACGTCCCCTTCTCGACCCCGGCAGGTGTGGCTGCGGCGAAGGCAATCTCGTCCGTCGAAGCCGAATGAGCCGCATCCTCGAAGCAGAGCTGGAGCTGTGCCCGGCCTGTGGTGCCTTCCACCGCCACCGGGCTGGGATGCCGGCGACGGCGGCTGCCATCGACTACCTCATGGAGGAGATCGGACTCGACCTGCTCGACACCTGTGCGGACCTTCTGGTTTGTGGTTCCTGCGGTCAGCAGGAGATCCTCGACGCCGAGTTGTTCGAGCGGGCTTCCGAGCAGTGCAGTGGTTACGTTGGGTGGGACGCCATCTCTGGCGACCCCATCTTTCACCTTCGCCCGCGCTGGTTGGCCGGGCTCTCACCTTGGCAAGCTCCCGGGAACGTAGCCTGCGCGTGATTCCTCTGTTCGGTGGCGTGCTTCCCACCGCTTCACGCGCACCCAAAGGCCCGTTTCCGGGAGCCTGCCCTCCCTCCACCTGTGAGCCATGAACACCGTCGCAACCTTGCTCGATGCGCCCTTCAATGAGCTGGTCGAGGACGACACGATGCGGCCCGAGCAAGTCTCGCCAGAGATGGCGGCGGAGCTGCGCGAGCCAGAGAATGCCGTTCGCTGGCGGCTCGCTCTCGTCCGGAAGAAGCTGAAGATCCAGACCTCTCTCCGCGCGGCGAACCTGAACCTCCGGGAGGGCATGGGCAACCGGAGCGAGCTTCTGACGCGCCGCAACCGAACGGCCTTCGCCCTCGGGCGCGTCGAGCTTCGCCTCCTCGAAGCGGCGGCTGGCGTCAAGGCGCGACGGAACCGCGCGTTCGATTCCCGCACGCTCCTCGACCGGGCGCAAGCGCTTCTTCTCACGATCTCGCCGAAGGATCCGAGGGTCCTCAAGTGGATCGAGGACCGCGAGAAGGATGCCCCCTAAGCCGCCGAAGTGCGCCTACGCCCACCTCACGACGGGCCCTCTCTCCGAGGACGCGCGGGTTGCCGTCTGCGCGATCCCAGGAGTCAAGTTCTTTCGAGGCCAGATCTGGGCGCCGTGGCACGCCATCAAGGCGGTAGATCGGCTCGGGCTCATCTACCACGCAGTCTCGTGGGCGCAGGCTCCGCAGACGCCTTGGACATGGGAGCAGGTCGAGGAGGCGCTCAGGACGGGCGGAGAGGCCCGTCCAGACGTTCTGGAGCCGGGTTTCCTGCTCGACCACCAGAAGGGGGCGCTGCTCAAGGGCGCGAGCCTCCCGGGCTTCCACATCCACCACGCGACGGGCGCAGGGAAGACGCTGACGGCGTACCTCCTCGCGCTGCTGACGTCGGGGGCGGTCGTGTTCGTCACCAAGTCGAGCGCGCGTGTCCAGATGTCCCGCGAGCTGGCGCGGTTCACCACGGTCCAGCCCTACATCCTCCGCAACACCTCGTCGGAGTCGCCGGAGAGCATTGACCGGCGGGTAGACGAGCTGCGGCAGCTCCGCCGCGGGGCTACCGACCCTGCCGTGTTCCTCGACCTCACAGGGGCGACCCCCCGAGACGAGAAGCGGCTGCGTGCAGCCGAGCGGGAGGCCAAGGACACCATCCACCGCCTCGACAGACAGCTTGCCCGAGCGCTGGACCGCCAGAAGCGCATCCATGCAGCGTTCGAGAGCACGTTCGACCGGTACCTCGAACGCTGCGCTGAAACCGAATCTCGTCCCTTCGTGATCGTGGGGTGGGACACGCTCGCCAGCTACTTGCCGCTCCTTCGCCAGCTCAAACCGGAGATCGTCGTGTTCGACGAGAGCCACCGCGGGAAGTCCAGCAAGCGCTGGGATCGAATCCCGCTCGGCTCGATGCCGGATATGGACTCGGACGTCGAAGGCTACCGGAGCGTCATCGAGACGCAGGCCGCGGAGGCGAAGTCGCGAGGAGGCTTCATCGCGGAGGACGAAGGCTCGCGGACCATGATCGTCCCCAAGAACAACATGAGCGTCGCGGGGGGAGAGCTGGCGCGCATGGCATCCGTGCGCCGCCGAATCTGCACGACAGCTACGCCCGTGAAGAACCTGCTGCAAGACTTCTGGTCGCAGCTCGATTTCGCCGAGCCGGATGCTTGGGGCAACGCCGATTCTTTCGAGAAGCGCTACTGCAACAAGCATCGCGACAACAACGGCTTCATGGACGCGAAGGGAATCAGCAACCCCGACGAGTTGGTGGAGCGCCTGCGGTACGTCGTCCACCGGGTCGAGTACGCTGAAACGCACAAGAACCTCCCGCCGAAGCGGAGAATCTCGCTCTACGTGGCGCCGGAAGACCAGTGCGCGCCCTCTGGCGACTTCGTTCGAGAGATCAGAGAGGCCAAGGCGCGCGGGGCGAACGCCGTCATCGAGGTGAAGCTCGCCGAGGCCGCAAGCAAGAAGCGGAAGGTCGTCTGCTCGTACGTGGAGGATCACGTCCGCTCGGGACACAAGGTCGTGCTCTTCACGGCTCGCCGCCGAGACTGCGAAGAGCTGGGCAAGGAGCTGCGCCGGGTGCTCGGGAAGGACGTGCAGATCTGGGCGGCCCACGGCGGCCAGCCAGACACGCTGCGCCAGCAGATCGTAGACGACTACATGGACCACACAGGGCCGTGCGTGTTCGTCGGGACCGGCGATGCGTTCGGAGAGTCCATCAACCTCCAGCGGACGGATGCCGCGTTCTTCGTGATGCTCCCGTACACACCGGGGCAGTTGCGGCAGTGGGAAGGCAGGTTCTTCCGTCAAGGGCAGGACCGGCCCTGCATCGTGTACTACGTGATCGCAGAGCAGACGATTGACGAGCACGTCGCGGGCATCCTCATCAGCAAGCTCCCCGCCATCGAGAAGATCGTCCTCGACTCGGAACTCGCGGCCGCGGGGGCGGTGCTTGGCGGCATCGAGGACCAAGAGGCCATCGTGGCGAGCATCATTGGAAAGCTGACGTTCTACGATGATGATGACGAATAATGTAGATACATGATTGACAAACAACTGGACCCAGGATAGGATTGCCCCATGACCGACTCCAAACCTGCCCCGCTCTCTCCGATCAAAGCCCTCGTGGTTGGCGGAGACAACGGCTTCGCCAACCGTACACTTCCCAACGTCCTCTCGAAGTTTCGCAAGGATGGGCGGCCCGTACTGGTCCAGTGGCACTGGAGCCATAAGCCCCCCGCGACGGGTGGCATACCGGCTGGGTGTGAGCTGGTGTTCCTGATGATCTCCCAGTCGAGCCACTCCCTCTCCCAGCAAGGCGCGGCGATGGCGAAAGCTGCCGGAGTCCCCACCGTGACGGGCTCGTTCAAGGCGACCGAGTGCATCGAGTCGTTCCGGCGGGCCGGCTTCACCTACTCCAGCAACCCGGTGCCTGTCCCGGTTGCGCCCGCCGTGGAACCGGCCCCAGCTACGCTCACGGCCGACGAGAAGGCCGCCGTGGCTCGCTGGAAGAACGCTCGGCTCCGAGATCTGGCCTGCCGACAGCCGAGCGACACGTTCGAGAACTACCGCAAGGTGATCCGAGCTGAGGTCGCAGCGACATTCCCCCGCGAAGTCGAGGACACGCCTACGCTCCTCAACGTGCCCGACGAGCAGCTCCACCGAGCACTCCTCGACGTCGGCGCCCACCCGTTCGACTGGCCCATCTACCGAAACGCCTGCCGTGACCGCAACATCCCACCGGCGCTCTCGCCTCCCCCTCCCAACACCGAGATCACCATGCCGCCGGCTACGCCGTCCAATGTCCGCACCTTCCTCCTCCACAACCCCAGCGCGCCGTTCCATGTGCTCCATGAGAAGTTCGGCCTCTCCGCGGAGCGGAGCCGAGCTGCTCGACGGGAACTCGGGATCGACACGGTGCTGGGGAACTCACAGAGCGGCGGCATCTACCTCCAGCCCGCCTTCTACGCGGCGTGTGACGAGGCGAAGTTGCCCCATCCGGACACCGGCCTTCCGGGATTCTTCGTGGACCAGGGGCCGGTCGACCTCGCCACCCTGCCGCCAAGCTCCCTGTTCCAGAAGGCGTTGAAGTTCCTCGCGGACGACCCGACGGTGGACGTCACCGAGGAGTTCCCGACCATCGCCCCGCCGCAGCTTGCCCTGCTGCGCCGCGCGTGTGGCATCCTCGTCTTCGGCTCGTCCAAGCAGGACCCGACGGTGGTCTACCCAGCGCGCCTCGAAGCCGTCCGCGAGATGTTCAAGGAGCGCGCGGCTCCCGTCGCCCCCGCCCCCGCCGCCCGCATCGCCGCCACCCCCCGCGCTGCCGCCCCTGACCCCATCGCGGGCTCCAAGTCCCACGAGGAGGTAGCGTTGGGCTTCCTGAAGGACTACCCCCACCTCCCCAAGCAGAAGCTGAAGAACCACTTGGCGCGTGTCGGGATGCCGTGGACTTCGCTGACCACGGCAGAGTTCCGGCGCCTGCACGCACTGGCCCAGCCTGTGAAAGCTCCCGCGCCTGCGCCGCCGTTGGCGCCTGTGCCGGCCCAGACCACGCCGGATAAGACCGTAGCGGCTGACGACATCCGGGCGGCGCTCCACCTCCTCGTGGACGCTCTGGCTGCCGCGGGCTACGACCTCTCAACCGTGCAGATCGACGTGGGCGGTCGCAAGCTCACCGGCAAGAAGCCGGTGGTCATCACGGTCATGCAGGACGTGGAGATCGTGTGAGGCAGGACGCAGGCAAGCTCGACAAGGTATCCATGCTCCGTGCGACCGGGACTGCCCATGCGGCAGTTCTGGACCACCTCGACCGCGCAGCTCGTCTCCAGCGAGACGACCAGCGCGTAGAGCGCATGTCGCGCGGGCTCTGCTCGTCTTGCTTCTACCTCCAAGGCTGGGCTGGCTGCGCAAGCTGTACGACTCGGCCTTGTGCCCTCTGCCACAAGGATCAGAGCTATGGCAGCACGGCTACGGACGTGCTGTGCCTGTCGTGCGCGTGCTCGAACTCGCTCTGCAAGCGCTGCGGCGGAGACATCGACCTCCGCATCCTCCGCCGGAAGTGGCCCGACGCCAGCGAAAGTAGCTCGGACGCGCCCTCGCGGGATTGACAACCGGCGCGCTCCCATTACGGGTGGGGGATGCCGATTCTCCTCGACCCTGGGCCCAGCCGCCGTGGCTGGCACCGCCTCCAGACGTTTCTGGAGTGCCCACAGAAGTACGCCTGGGAGTACCTGCGGCCATCCGGGGGAGAGAAGCCGGTACCGAAGGACGGACCGCTGGTGATTGGCAGCCTCACGCACGTCGGCATCGCGCACCACTACGCGCGGTTGCGTGAGACGCAACACGGTCGCGACTCCAACATCTACCACGAGCCGTCCACCGCCATTGCGCTCCTGGCCGAGAAGAACGGCTGGCACCAGCAGGATGTCGAGCACGTACAAGACCTCGTGATCGACTACATCGCGCACTGGAGTGGGCGTGAACAGTGGCGCGTGTTGTACGTGGAAGAGGTCTTCGAGGCGCGCTATCCATTCGTCGAGGGTCCGATCCGCCGTAAGGTCCGCGACGAACGGGGCGTGTGGACGGGCGAATGGCGGGAGGAGGAGGACGCGCTCCTCACCGCGCGAGTCGATCTCGCCATCGAGATGGCGGGCAAGGTCTACTTCGTCGACCACAAGACCACGGGCCGGATCGACGTGAAGCACCCGAAGTTCTACACCATGAGCGGCCAGCTCATCAACTACCGCTGGCTGGGCACCATGGCGTTCGGCGAGAAGTTCGGCGGCGTGCTCCTGAACATGGTGCAGACGCAGGGCGGGCGGAAGTTCCAGCGGCCTCCGCTGGAGCCGGCCCCGGCGCTCTTCAACAAGTTCCCGCAGACCATCGAGGACGCGGAGCGCCGCATCGCTCAGCTCGAAGACGAGGACCGGGCAGTCTCTGCGTGGCCCGCGGCTACCAACGAGCTGACCTGCTTCCACCGCTACGGCGCCTGCTCGCATCTGGAGCGGTGCAAGTGGGGGCTCCTGTGACGCTGTACCCTCCGGGCCACCCCGACTACGCGCCCCCTGGGACGCTCCAGACTGATCTCCTCGTGAAAGTCCTTCTCTGCTATACGATCGCGAAGTCCCCGCACGGCGGGTACAGCTCTTCCATGCCGGGCCAGTTGTCGCCACAGTTTGCGTGGAGCACCTACCGCCTCGCGCGTGGTGCTGACTTGCCACGGCACCTCAACCTGCGGCTGTTCACCTGCCCACGAGGGCAGGTAGGTCAGGGGTTCGATCGAGGAGCCACCACGACGGAAACCAACATGCAAGTCGGGTGCATGTTTCCAGTCGAGGTGAACGTCAGCCACATGAGTTGGACGGTACAAGGGACAGATCGGTGGGACAGCCTCCAGCGTGGGACGCTCAAGTGGGAATGTGCGCAGTCCAGTTGGGGAGAAGTGCCCTTGTTCTATGGTAGCCGAGAAGATCAGCCCGGCGGCGTCCTTTCCTGTGTCGGTGTCTCCTACCCTGCGCCCGTCTGCCTCCCTACGGCCACTTCCTTCTCAATCGTCCTCTCCTTTGGGGCGTAGAGGTCTGGCCGGCTGCCCCCAACTGGTCCGGCGAGTTTCTATGGACACTAATCCATAGAAATAGAGAGATGGGGACGCGGGCTCTGTAGAGAGTCGAAATATCGGGCCTCGGAACGGAACAATCTGGAAATCTTCTCTCCGCTCAGAACTTTCTCACGGCTTCGCAGGTGCCAACGGGGCATCTTGCTGGAGCCAAACGGACCTCCAGCCGATGCCTGCTACCCCCGATTCTCCCGCCTTCATCTGCGTCTACGGCCCCTCGGGCGTGGGCAAGTCGACCGACCAAGGTCGTGCCTTCCCCAACGGGCTGTTCATCGCGGCGCCGGGTGCGCTGGAGAGCATCACCAGCACTTGGGGCTATGGTGTTGCGCACGTTCCTGCAACGGACATCGAAGAGGCGACCGCCATCGTCAAGTCCAACGCAGGCAAGTTTGACGCCATCGTGGTGGACGACTTCAGCTTCCTTGCGGAGAAGACCTTCGCCCGGCTGGAGAAGAAGCACACCGGCTTCAAGCTCTGGGGCGCGCTCCGCGACGTCACCCTCGACTTCCGCGACGCGGCGCGCTACGCCTCCATGCACGTCGCCCTGAGCTGCTGGATGCAGCCCCCTGCGACGAAGCCGGATGGCACCCGCGTGCGCGGCGGTCCCATGCTCTCCGGCAAGCTCCCCGAGCAGCTCCCAGCCATGTGCGACATCGTGCTCCAGTGCGCACAGGAGCCCATGCGGAAGCCGTGGCCGACGGTCTACCGCTGCTACCCCAGCAACGACTACGTGATGAAGGACCGCTTCAACATCTCCACCGTCTGCGACCCGGCGCCCATGAATCTCGGCGAGATCCTCCGTGCGGCTGGGTACCAGTTGAGCCGCCACAAGTCGGCTCCGTGGCAGGAGGACATCGTGACCAAGCTGGCTGTCTCGTTCATCGACCCGACCAAGGACGGAGAGATCGCCAACGCCGCGTACCAGAAGCTGATCGCGGCGAACATCCCCCCCAAGATGGCCCGCCTCACCATCTCGGACGCGCTCGACCGTGCCGTCATCAAGCGGGGCCTCACGCTCCGAGATTCCACCTTCTAAGCCTACTCGCTCACAAACCGTACTGGCCCGGCCCGACCAGGACCTCTGCAACTGTCAAGGAAACATCACCATGTCCCAGCTCGATCCCAACTTCGTCTTCGAGATCAATGTCGCGGGCGTCAAGCCTTTCGCCCCGGGCGCCCAGCTCGAAGCCGGCTTCTACAAGGGCCGCGTCATCGAATACGGTGCTCTCACCGTGAACACCAACAAGGGCCCCGCCCCGAAGATCTCCATCACCCTCGACATCGGCGGCGTCCAGCGCTCGCTCGACGCCTGGGTGCCCTCCGCCGACGCGACCCCCGAGCAGGCGGCCAACGCCCAGAAGCGCTGGCGCGCGCTGCTGGAGTCGGCCGGCTACACCGACGCCCAGATCGGCTCCGGCTCCGTGAAGGTCGCCCGCGGCGCCTTCATGGACCGCGAGATGCACATCGAGGTCCGCAAGGAACTCAACGAGACCGACGGCAAGACCTACGACCGTCTCTTCGCCTGGGCCCCGACCGACTGGTCGAAGGCCAAGGAGAACTTCGAGAAGGCCGGCGGCGCCGCGGCGGCGCAGCCCATGACCCGTGCGGCGACCGGCGGGGCGGCGGCGGGCGCCCAGACGCTCGGTGGTGGCGCCCAGGCTCTCGGTGGCGCCCGTCAGGCCCCCGCGGTGACCATGCCCGCGCAGGCGGCGGCGCCCAACGGCGTCAGCACCGCGGCCCTCCTCGGCGCGCTCGGCGGCCAGTAGGCATTCCCGGGCAACCGGGATCGTGAACGCCCACGAAGTCTACGAACCCTTGGGAGGGGGAACGTAGGAGGCGTGACTCTCGGGAGAGACCGAGTCCCCCCAAGCTGGATGCGACCGTGACCAAGCGCGCTGCCCCTCGACCTGATACGACGCTCGGGGCTCTGCCCGAGGACCGGTCGGTGAAACACGAAGCGGGCCGCCTCTGGTGCGGTCACGTCGAAGCCGCTCGCCGAAAGGACTGGGAGGGCACGGAAGTCTGCGTTCTCTGCTCCCACCTTGTCGAAGAGGCCCAACAGCATGTACGAGCCTGAGCGCTGCGGAGCGCAGTGCTGGAGATGCCCCCTCCACGACATGCGGGATGGGGTTCCCGTCCCTCCTGAGTCCAATCCGCACGCCACCATCGCCATCATCGGGGAAGCTCCCGGCGAGCACGAGGTTCGTGAGGGCCGCCCCTTCGTCGGGCCCTCCGGCACCGAGATCACGCAGGCGCTCCACAACGTGGGCATCCTGCGCGGCCAGCTCCACATCGACAACGTCCTGCTCTGTCGACCCCCGAACAACAAGCTCTCGGCGGTGCTGGCGAAGATCCAGAAGCGGAACCGGGACATCAAGGAGGAGAACCGGCACCGACTCGCCTGCGGCGACGCTCCGCTCCCGATGGTCCCGACCCCGCAAGAGTGCTGCACGCCGCGGCTCTTCTCGTCGATCCAGTCCTACCGCCACATCATCGTGGCAGGCTCCGTCGCTTCTCGCGCTCTGATCGGCCCAACGTCCATCATGGACCTCCGCGGAGGCATGATCACGGCGTACTGGCACGAGGGCCGACTCCGCCTGTTGGAGCCTGGCTCCGAGCCTCCGCCGGGCTTCCCCGAGGTGAAGATCCTGCCGACGCTCCACCCGTCCTTCGTGATGCGGGCTCGACGGTGGACGCCCGTGTTCCGTGCGGACCTCGCGCGAGCGGCCAGGTGGTTCAACGGGGCCATCGAGTGGGAAGAGCCGGTCATCCACTACAACCCTCCGATCGAGTTCGTCGAGGCGTTCCTGTCGCGTCCGGAGCAGGTCTGGACCTACGACACCGAGACTGACGGCATCGAGCCCCTGACGGCGAACCTGCGCACGGTCCAAGTCGGCACCAAGAACGAGGTGTTGATCGTTGCGTACCTCGGGGTAGATGGATCGACCCACTTCTACACGCCGGAGCAGGAGCAGCGGCTGAGTCGGGCGTTCAACGGGTTCTTCGCGAACCCCAAGACCGTCAAGTTCGGCTGGAACAACATCGCGTACGACTCGCACCTGATCCGTCGCTTCTTCGGCGTCCGCGACATCCCGGGGCACCTCGACGGCATCCTCCTGCACCGACTCAAGGAGTCGGAGCTGCCGCACAACCTCGGCTTCGTCGCAACCTACTACACCGACGCGCCGCAGTGGAAGGTCGATCGTGCGGGCAAGAAGCGCGCATATGGCTCGGAAACCGACGAGGAGCTGTGGCTCTACGGCGGCCGCGACGTCGCGCTGACCGCGCGCGTGCTCGACCCTCTGTGGGCGGCCGTGCAGGTTCGGGGGCAGGCCCATCTGGTCAAGCCCGACCACCAGATGGCGCAGGTCTGCGCCGGCATGAAGGAGAACGGCATGCCCGTGGACCAGAAGCGCCGGCTCTGGTGGGAACGCATGCTGACCATCGGCGGCACGGAGAAGAAGAAGGACGGCAAGGAGAAGAAGTACATCGGCATGTTCACGTACCTCGCGAACCTGCGTGAGCTGTCCGGCCTGCCGAACCTGAACCCGGGAAGCGTCACCCAGCTTCGGGATCTGCTCTTCGAGCGCTGGAAGCTGGAGTCACCGCTGGACATCGAGGAGCGGACGACCGAGACGGGAGACCCGTCCACGTCGGACACGGTCCTGCGCAGCTTCCTGACGATCCCCAAGCTCGACCCGCACCACAAGGACTTCATCCTCCAGCTTCGGCGCTACCGCGCTGTCCAGAAGAAGCTCGGGACCTACGTCGTGAAGCTCCGCTACCAGGAGCAGCTCGCGGAAGAGGGATTCGACGACGAAGAGGAGCAGGCCGACCGTGAGTCGCGCCTCGCTCGGGGCGACAAGAAGTTCGGGATCGTCTCGTCCGTGACCGGCCGGATGTACCCCGGCTGGAACGCGCACGTCGCCGTGACGGGCCGCCTGTCCAGCTCCAAGCCGATCAACGCGATGAACTTCCCGTCCAGCCTCAAGGACATCGTCGCGGCGCCAGCCGGCCGCCTGTTCGTCGGTGCGGACGCCAACCAGATCGACCTTCGAGTTGCCGCGGCTCGCTGGGGCTGCGAGCTGTACCTCGACGCCTTCCGCCGAGGAGCCGACCCTCACGCCATGACGGCGTACATGGTCTTCGGCGAGCGCTTCAAGCGGGCGCAGGGCTTCGCCAAGGGCCGCTGGGACGGCAACCTCTTCCTCCCCGACGCCGATGCGAAGTGGAGCGGGGAAGCCAAGGCCCTCCGTGACCTCGCCAAGCGCGTGTGCTACGCCTGCGCGCGGCAGGGGACGCGGGTGGTCACGCTCGGCCCAGAAGGCTCCAAGCCCATCGAGCAGATCGTTCCAGGGCAAGACTGGACGTGGGCGTGGAGCATCACGCGGCAGAGATATGAGCCGGCCAAGATCGTTGCGAAGATGCAGACTGGCGTGCGCCGCCTTGTTCGCATCAAGCTGCGAGACGACCGGCAGAAGGGGCGCCGGAAGTTCACTGAGATCGACCTCACGCCGGATCATCTCTGCATGCTGCGGGATGGTACGTTCCGAGCTGCGGGGAACCTTCGCCCCGATGACCGGTTGATGCCTTTCCGTCGCTGGGCGTCGTCGGAAGGGTACCGGGTGCTCGATGCCACCAACACGAACACGCGCAATGGGGAGCACCGACAGGTCCTTGGGCTGGAGGCTAAGGTTCCTGGACACGTTCACCACCGAGATCGGCTTCGGTGCAACAACGCGCCTGAGAACCTGGAGTACGTCGCGTCGATGTCGGAGCACTCGAAGCTGCACTGGCAGGAGGATCGAGAGTCGAAGCTGACGGCTCTTCGACTCAACCTTCCAGCAGACATGCAAGCACGACTCGCTGCGGGCCGGAAGAAGAGCGCGAAGTGGCACGAAGCGATCCGAAGGGAGATGCAAGATCGGTGGAACGGCCCCCGGCGAGAAGAGGCGATTCGTAAGATCAAAGTCGGTAAGGCTGCCAACCCCCAGCAGTATACGAGCAAGCTCGATGCTTTCTCCGACAAGATCGGTGTTCTTCCCGACCGTGAGGTGGCAGAGCTGGCAGGCTGCACGCCCGAGAACGTAGGCATGTACCGCAGGAAGAACGGGATCCCTCCCCGAGGGAAACGTGTGGGGTATACGGATCACGTTCACGCCTTGCGGGAGAAGCTGGGTGTCCTGTCCGATACGGAAGTTGCGGAGATCGTTGGATGCGACCGCGCGGTAGTTGCCCGGGTTCGCGGAGAGCTGGGAATCCCAAGCGCGCCGCGGAGCCCTCGTCAGCCGAGCAAGCTCGATGCTTTCTCCGACAAGATCGGTGTTCTTCCCGACCGTGAGGTGGCAGAGCTGGCAGGCTGCACGCCAGAGAACGTGTCGTACTACCGGAAGTCTCGTGGTATCCCTGCGTACTGGCGAGGGAACTCGGAGGCAGTCAACCACGTTGTCGTCTCGGTCGAGGACGTCGGCGAAGACAAAGTGTGGGACATCGAGGTAGATCACGAGGATCACAACTTCGCGACCGACTCGGGCGTGTTCGTCCACAACTCGCTCTACATGGGGACCGCGGAGACCGTCCACAAGGTGCTCACCGAGACCGAGGTCGAGCTGGACGACGGCACGACCGACCTGCCGTACATCAACCTGAGCCTCCGCGAAGTTCGATCCATGCACACCAACTGGGTGCAGAACGCGGTGGGATTCGAGGCGGGATGGGAGCGCGAGGTCGCGACGTGGCGCGAGAACGGCTTCCTCCTCGAACCGGTCATGGGCCGCCGCCGCGACTTCCTCGACGGGGAGAACCCCAACGAGATCGTCAACTTCCCCATTCAGGGCGGGGCCGCGGGCCTGATGAACATGGCCATGCTGGACCTGATTGAGCAGGTCCCGTTCTTCAAGTGGGGCCCCGGTACGGGGGTTATCAACCAGTGCCACGACGCCATCGTACTGGAGGTCCCAGAGAGCGAGGCTGAATCTGTCGCGGCAGTATTGACAAAGTGCATGGGCCGGATACATCCGGGTCTGCCGGGCGTCGAGTTCTTTGGCGAAGCTGCAATCGGGAGGACGTGGAAGGATGTCTGATGTCTACATGAAAGTCCGGGCCGCTCTCGACGCGCTCGAAGAGTGGGAAGACGACCTCCGCAAGCGTGCGGGGGAGCAGGAAGAGGACGAGCAGTCAGCGTCTCACGCCTACGATGAAGAGGAGGCCCACTTCACGGAGTGGGCTGCGGAGCTGCTTGAGCGGGAAGAGCGGCTCACGGTAGCTCTCGACTGGGCACACGCCCCGAACCCGACGATGGATCGTCCGATGCAGCGGCTCGTCCTTCGGACGCTCCTGTTCGACGTGGCACCTCACGCTCCCTACTGCCAGATCGAAGCGGCGGCTTCTCGGATGCTGCCGTGAACGTCTTCTACGCGCACCGGAAGGGGGACGATACCCTCGCCGTGCAGGAGGCCATCGAGATGGCGACCGCCCTCATTGGGAACGATGCCATCGTAGTGTCTGGGGTGATCGACCACGAGCGACACTTCTCGCGCTGTGGAGGCTGGAACGGCTGGACGTACGACGTGGCGAAGGGCGTGGACTACACCACGCGGAAGCCGCGGTACGACGTGTTTCTGGTCCCCGACATCGACATCGGAAAGGCCACTCGGGACATCATCCAGCACGCGCTGGACGTGCGGAAGCCCGTCCTGTACTGGCGGCCGGGCGAGAAGCCCCAGACGGTGGTAGCCGTCGCCTCGAACGAGAACGAGAGCTGGGCGAACGGTTGGTCGCTCGTACTTGACAACCGACAGCCGGGCGGGTAGAAGTATGTCGAATGGACCAGACACTGAACTTGGCCGAGCTGTTGCATCAGCTCTTCAGCAAGGGGCACACCCCCGAGACGATCTCCGCTGCTCTGAGCGGGCGAGTCTCGGTCCGAACGGTGTACCGCTGGAAGAAGGGCGAGCACCAGCCGCAGAACAAGACCGATCTCGAAGCGCTGCGGGAACTCGCCGCGGCGAGCTGACCGACGAGCAGGCCCGAGTCGCCGCGTGGACCCCCGCGGACGGGAACCTTCGCGTTGTCGCTGCGGCCGGCGCCGGCAAGACGACGACCCTGGCCCATCTGGTCGCCAACCTCCTCTCGAATCGGATCGTTGTTCCCGAGCGGCTGGTCGCCACGACCTTCACGAACAAGGGCGCGGGCGAGCTGAAGGCGCGCATCCAGAAGTACGCTCCGCTCGACCTCCTGAACCGGACGCACATCGGCACCTTCCACGCGCTCGCTCTCCGGCGGATGCAGACGCTGGAGCCGAAGCGGTGGCCCATGAACCGCAACATCGACCTGCCGGGAAAGTCGCGCGAGGGCGACGTGCCCCACGCAGCCGTACTCTGGAAGGCGATCCTCCAGTACGGCTCCATCCCGGGGTCGAAGAAGACCTCCCTCAAGCTCGTCAACACGGACGAGGCCACGCGGAACTACTCGACCGCGGTGGGACTCCTGCGGGCGAAGGGCATCACCGACCCCAACGACCCTCGCGTCGCGGCGATGAAGCTCGACGACCTTTCTCTCGCCTACGCGGCTTTCAACGAGGCGAAGCTCAAGGGCAAGTTCTGGGACTTTGGTGACGTTCTGGCCGCCTATGCGGCGTTCGTGAAGTCTGGCCCGCCATTGGCAGACGTGGTGATCGTGGACGAGGCGCAGGACCAGTCGCAGGTTCAGTTGGAGATCGCTTCGGCGCTCGGCAAGAACATCGTCCTCGTGGGGGACGGAGCGCAGGCCATCTTCCAGTGGGCCGGCGCGTACCCAGCGATCTTCCTCGAAGCCGACAAGCAGCTCCACGCGAAGACCTCGCACCTGTCCTACAACTTCCGGTCGGTCCCGGAGATCGTGGACCTCGGCAACCGCATCGTGAAGAACTACTCGTGGTCGCTCGACCACGCGATGCTGCCGGTCCATCCGAGCAAGGGCACTGCCCTGCGCGTCCGTCGCGCCGGACAGAAGGCCGAGGAGGAGGCCAACTGGATCGCTGAGGACGTGAAGCGGCTCCTCTCGGGCCCCGGTGCCCCCAAGCCCGGCGACGTCACCATCCTCACGCGCACCAACGCGCACCTGTTCGACATCCAAGCCGAGCTGACGCTGCGCGACATCCCGACGGTGGTCATGGGCTCCTCCGGGCTCTTCGACAGCCGCGAGGCCATGGACGTGCTCTGCTACCTGACGTTGTCCCGCTCGGACAGCCCGGCAGCCATGGGCGCCCTGGATCACGTCCTTGACCGGCCGAAGCGCTTCCTCGGCAAGGCTGCTGCTGGCCGCATCCGCGAGGAGCTGGGCAAGGTGGGGTCGATCCGGCACGCGCTCCGAAACACCTGCCCGACGCCGGAGGCGCGGAAGCTGTCGATGCTCTTGGATCAGCTCCGTCGGGCGACGTGGCCGCAAGCCATCGAGCTGGTCGAGACGCTCTTGGTGGACGGGGGCAAGGAGCGCCGCGAGAACAAGGGTGATCCTGACGAGGACGCGCCTGGCATCTACAAGGCGCTCTGCTCCATCGCCAAGAAGTTCCCGGGGCCCCGCGAGTTCATCGAGTTCACGGAGAAGTGTACGCGGGGTGGTACGACGGACGACCCGTCCGATCCGGCCAAGGTGGTCCTCTCGACCATCCACAAGTACAAGGGCCGCGAGAACGGTCACGTCTACGCCCCTGGCACCGAGCAGGTCCTCCCGCACGGGAAGGCCACCAACTCAGACCGGAACCAGATGCGGGGGCCGGACGTCGAGGGCGAGCTGCGCCTGTTCTACGTGGCCTGCACCCGCGCGAAGGAGAAGCTCACGCTCACCTACTGGGGCAGCGAGCTGGAGAACCGCGGCGTCTCCCGCTTCGTCCGGGAGTTCTGCCGAGACGCGCTCTCCGACCCCCTCTCCGGGTACATGCAGCGCCCTGTGGTCCCGCTGCTCCAGACGGGCATGTCCGGGGACTTCGATGACGACGACCACGACCACGACGACGACCCCGCCCTCGGGGGGACTGGCCTCTCCGCCTCCCTCCCCGCCCCTTCCTTCCTCGGCGACTATGACGAGCGCACGAATGCGCAGATCGAAGCCCTCACTGGCATCAACCTCAACGGACTGCTGAAGTGATCTACGCCCGCATCATCACTGGCGACTGCGTGGCCTCCATGCAGGCTCTCCCCGCCAACTCGGTCGATTCCATCGTGTGCGATCCGCCCTACGGTCTGGAGTTCATGGGGAAGGAGTGGGACAAACTTGACGTGCCGTCGGATGCGGATGGCTTTCGTCGGGCAGTCAACGCCGCGGACGCGGGGCGGGACAACGTGTTTGGTCGAGCTTCGAGATCCTCCCCGGAGTACAAGGCGAGCGCAGCAATGCAGGTCTGGCATGAGGCGTGGCTGCGCGAAGCCCTCCGAGTCCTCAAGCCAGGGGGCCACATCGTAGCGTTCAGCGGAACGCGCACCTCCCACCGGCTCGTCTGTGCCGCGGAGGATGCTGGCTTCGAGATCCGCGACAGCCTTGTTTGGATGTATGGATCGGGCTTCCCCAAGAGCCTCAATGTCGGCAAGGCTGTCGACCGGCGCCTCGGGTTGGAGCGGAAGGTCGTCGGGTACAAGCGGGGGGTCAGGGGAGCGGACGGGACGGGCCACGAGAAGGCGATGCCGGGCAAGGCTGTCGGAGTCAAGCAGGTGGACTGCGACGTACCCGTGATAGCCCCTGCGACCCCTGAAGCGGCTCAATGGGAAGGCTGGGGAACCGCGCTGAAGCCGGCGCACGAGCCCATCATGCTCGCGCGGAAGCCCCTCGCAGGAACCGTGGCCGCGAACGTGCTGAAGTGGGGGACTGGAGCCCTCAACATCGACGGATGCCGGGTCAAGCTCGCTGCCGGAGAAGAGGTCCACGCGCCCCAATCTTCCCCGGCAAACCGAGGAGGGGTCGTTGGTTCAGACCTTGGATTCTCAGAGAACGACGCAGACGCTTTCCAGCAGGCGCAGCGTGAGAGCATCGAGCGCACGAACACGCTCGGGCGCTGGCCGCCGAACATCATCCTCTCGCACTCGCCAGACTGTCGCTGTGTGGGAACCCAGACGATCAAAGGCGACCTCAGAGGACCGGACGAGACTGACGGAGAGCAGGAAGGTGGCTTCGGCGACGTCGGAGCGGCCAAAGGCGACGGCAAGCCGAACGCGGCGGTCTACGGGAACGAGGAGGTACCAGTCTACGAGTGCGCTCCTGACTGCCCCGTTGCTCTCCTCGATGCACAGAGTGGCGGCGCTGCCCGGTTCTTCCCTCAGCTCAACTTCGATCCCGAGTACGACCTGCCGGCCTACTACGCGGCCAAGGCCGGGCGGAAAGAGCGCGAGGAGGGCCTCGAACACCTCAGAGAGGTTGACGCGGAGACGACTGTTCAGCGCAAAGTGGACAGCAAAGGAAGTAAGAACCCACGAGCGGGGTCTGGAAACATCGCAGGGGGTGAAATCGAGCGGTGTTCAGCGTGCGGGAAAGCTGCGGGCGCGAGTGCCCGACGAGGCATCGAGGCCAAGCCGTGTGAAGGAAACAAAGACGGTATCTGCACGCCAGAAGTAGTCGGTGTACGGGAAGGGCGGAAGAACAGCCACCCGACAGTGAAGCCCGTGGCGGTCATGCGCTGGCTCATCCGGCTGGTCACGCCTCCGGGCGGACTGGTTCTCGACCCGTTCATGGGCTCGGGGACGACCGGGGTCGCGGCCGCGCTCGAAGGGGTTTCGTTCTGCGGCATGGAGCGGGAGGCGGAGTACGCCGAGATTTCCTTTGGCCGGATCCGGCACCACTCTGGA